TCTTTTTATTTGGCGGGACATAATTGATAATGTCATTGAATATGTTTTCAAAATGATTTGCATGTACAGTCCATGACCAGTCTTTTTCAATAGTCTTCCGCATCTTGTACCCAAATCTTGTAATGTAAGGTTTGATGTTATTCAAAGCATATACTATTGACTTCTCTGTTCGGGCAATTATTAATCCGTTTTCTTTATGTTTAATTAATTCCCCGGTTATTCCTACCTTAGTTGCTATTAATGCTTTTCCACATGATCCTGCTTCAACCAGTCCATTTTGTCTTCCTGCTGATTCACTGGCATCTATGTATATATCAATATCATTTTGATAATAATCAACCATCTCAGATTCTGTTCTCCACTTATTTTCTCTTAAAGCAGGTTTAAATTTATATCCTACCTTTCTACACGCACTGGTAATTATATCCAGTCCCCGAAATCCCTTCTTGTGCATGTTATCTCTACTGCCTGCCCATCCAACTGTTATTGGATTATGTAAAGAAGTTGATAAAGGAGTAAATAGATATGTATCAACTCCGCCCGGAACTTTTTTAACCGTGGGATGAATTTCTTTAAATCGTTGGAAAAGCTCTTCGTTGGCTACTACAATCGTTCCTGCTAATTTAGATATTTTGTCTTTATCGTTGTATATCGCATGCTTAACATTTGATCTTATAGCCAGTACAACTTTTTTCTTGGGTACTTTTGCTTTAATCAGGGGATTTAAATTATAATCACATAAATATAAAATTACGTTAAATTTTTTATGATTTTCTAGTGAGTTTTCTTTTGGTTTATGTTCGCAGGTGTAGTAAACGTGAACATCCCAAGATGTGAATTTTTTTAAAGCGAGATATATTTTATCAAACGCCCAGTTTCTTATATCAGCTACTACCAGTAACTTTCTTTCATTCTTCGTTTCCACTGTCTTCTATTATTTCCGCATCCTGTATATTATCCAAATCTTCTTCATCATCTTTCACTTCATCGACAAAATCTATCCATCCTTGGGGAGACATTTCCTTTTTACCTTCCTCAGTTTCACCTACCAGCGTCAGATTCTTCATATCTTCTTCCTGTTTGAATCTCAGTATCATGTTGGTCAATTTGTCCAAACTGCCTGTCACAGAATCAACCAATTTAGCCCCAGCCGTATACATTCGATCATCAACATCAATCCGATCATCAACATCGTCCTGATATTTAATTAATAGGCTTTTAGCTATCCGATATACCTCAAATGCTTCATTCCTGATGGTATCCTTGTCTTTTTCCAACGATTCTATAGAAATACCAGATTTCACTAAATCTGCATTGGACATTTTCTCAAGTGTTTCTGTTTTCTTTAAATCTTTATTTAATTGATTGGTCTTATTAGCTACGCCTTTTACCAATTTTTCCCCTGCTTTGGAAGGATCTATGTTTTTGGTGGAACCTTCAGGTAACCCCAATAGCCTTTCAATGGGAGAGAATTCATCTGCCATATTTATATACCTATTTACTTAAAAAATATTTTATATTTAAAATATACATTATTTTTAACATCATAAGAGTTTATATATGGACACAGAAATTCCCGGAACAATAACAAAAGAACAGATGCAGAAGATCAAAGATCACATCAATAATCGATTCAATGTATTCGATAAGCATGGAAATGTTGACTTGGATAAATGTCAGTTAAATGTTGGTTACGCCATCAGTAATTATTACACCAATTATAATGGGATATTATTGAAAGAAAAACAAAAACTGGCTGAAATCGAAGAACAATTAAAACTGGTAAAAGCCAAGGCATACGATGAAATAAAAACAAGTAAGATTAAATATGACTTGGATTCAAAAGGATTTACCATAATGCTGGAAGGTCATGAATCTGTCAGGGCGAAAAAACTGGAATATGATAAACAAAGTGCCTACGTAGATTTCTGGGATAATACAGTGAAGCAAATAAGTTTTTACGCCAATAGCGTTAAAGTAATAATGCAAAGAGCGGAAGTAAAAGGGCGTTACGGGGAATAATTAGTAGAGGGTATAATAGACTTCCCTGTCAGAGCCTCAAAATTAGCTTTTAAAACCTACTCCGTTATCTTCAGGAAAGAATACAGTCCATCTATCAGCATGTAGCTTGAAGGTAAATTTCTGAAGCGTTGCAGTAGCTTCATAGTTAAATCCTTTAGGTCCAGTTACAGCTTTTGGATATGCGTTAATTAATTTTAATTGTACAATCCTGTCCCCTCTCATCCAGTTATATAATTCAATTTTAATATCATTGTTTCTAAGAACGTTAACACCTGTATTAAATGCATTATTTCCTTCATCTTTATGATGGCCCAGTCCTAATTCAAGACCAGCATCTGTCTGTCTGTTTCCAATACCACTTGAGTTATCACCATTCGATAGAATCCCAGTATTTAGACAAGCCTGTTCCCAAGCAAGCATGGCTTCGTAGGCTCTCATATCTTCCAAAAGGATTGTTTCAAAATCAAGCTCGGTAGATATATCAGCACCTGTAGGGTACGAAGAACCAAATCCCATATACATATGTCTATCTTCATTCAGTTCAATATCAGGAAAATCGCAGGTTTTTACGTGTAACGCAAACTCTTCCGTTCCAGCATCACCTACAGCAAAGCCGAAATCATTACCTACGGTAACTTCAATTCCACTGGCTTTAAATACAGACTGCGGTATCAAAACCCTCCATCTGGTATTTCTAACAGGATCTCTTAACCCATCTATCCTGTTTAAAAAGAAAAACGTTGGGTCCACATTTTGATTATCATTAGGCATATTTTTATCCTCCTATAATGCTAGTGTTTATAGCATTCAAGTCCTCACCAGTTCTTTGAACAGTGGTCCTCAATGTTATAAATTCAATGGCTCTGGTTGGTTGTATAACAACATCCACGATTAACTGATTAGCATCAATTATTTCCAGTGTGTTATTTGATTCATCACAGACTACGTTTCCTGCGGTAATTCCGGCAGGTGTTGCTGATCTGATTGAATCGATCTGAGCCTGAAGTTCTGATTGTATATTTGATCTTAAAGTAGGAGTATTTAACTGGAATATTCTGTTATCCAAGAATGCAGCAAATCTTTTGTGAATTCCGGCAATTAACATTATAACATTTAATCTGTTAAGTGCAGTTAATCTCTTAAGCATTGTTTTCTGACCATAGATTACCTGTCCCTGATCGTTTACACGAGTAGGGTTGATATTATTATCGTAAAGTCTTGCAATGTCAGAATTCGGATCGTCTGCGTAATTGAAATTACGTAAGAATTTCTGTCGTGTGACAAATCCGGGAATTCTTCCGGTCTGGTATCCCGCAGGTGGTAACCACCACAATCCTCCAGCCCTGTTAGATGTAATTATCGCAGCTACTTCGATTGATTTAACTATTTCAACATTTAGTTTTGTATAGATGCTGTCAAAGAATATTGAACGTCCGTCAAATAAGGCACCCCAGCGAGAAAGATTTCCTGACCCTCCGATACCAGCCATTTTTTCAAGGGCGTTATCGATTCTTGCTTCATCCAATCCATCAAAAATTGCAAAGCAGTCTTTTCTCTTTTCGCAAATATCAAGCATCTTATCCATGACAGTGAAGTTAATTTGCTCAAAGTTTTTCACAAAGAGATTGCTGACTGCGGTTCCTGCTGCTACTAACATGTCAGATGAAGCATTGTCTACATCCAAGAATAAATCCCACGCTGAAGATAAAATATTTGTAGTGTTGTTATTTTCAGGCTCGTATTCCCAAATGGCATCATTCAAAACTGCTGGGTCACTTCCATTAAATGAAACCTGAGAAAACGTATCTTCAATTAATCCCTGACTCTCTGAGTTTGAGAAATTGAATCTGGGATCAGCAGTTGCTGCTTCCAGTGCTGCGCTTTCATTTATAACAAATTTCCATCCGTTTTCAACATTTGCAGCAGCGTCTACAATGTAAAGGTTAATCTCTCCTGTAGCAAAAGGAACTATGGTTCCGCTGAATTCAAATTTTTCTCCGTTGAAGAAATATTCAACAGAAAGAAATAAGGCAGCTACAAGTGAACCTTCCGTAGTCAATTGGAAACGTGATTCCTTGCGGAAATCAAAGTTAACATCCAAGTATTTGTTTTCGGCTAGTCCGAGTTTTTCGAAAATCCTTCCCATTGTGGTATCGATGATGATTCCTTCTTCTGATTCATCAATAAATACAACATCATCAAACTCCGTAGGATTTACTTCATTTGCATTTTTTATTTGAGGCGTTGAATCGGTGTCATCAAAGAATGTATTTCCCTGTTCGGTTTCTGCATAACGAAGGCCGTATACACCCACATAACTAAGCTGGGTTCCACCCATACCAGTATCTATAAAAACACTTCCGCCTTTAGTTTGTGTTAAGTTAAGAATTCTAAAGTTAGCTTCATCGTTTGCTGTAATATTAGTCAAGGTGTGTGTTGTAAAAGCACCTGAACCAGATAATCCACCATCGTCATAGTCCAATACCACTTCGTCTGTAGCATAATCTACAGTGAGAACGGTGTATGTCTTGTTATCTATTAGACCAGTTATGGTAGCACCAGCGTTTTCTTCATACAGTACCTTGTCACCAACTTGGAATTTTACTCCGTCAGTAGGTGATACTTCCAATGCAGATGGAGTAACATCAAATGAAACCAAATCCACTTTATATCCGTTTGTAAGCTGAGAATCGCCAAACAATTCAAGAGGAGTTGTAGCAGTTGGTGTTGGTGGTGTAACATCATAATTATCAAACGTAAGTACTCCACGACCATCATCTAATTGGATGAGTGTTTTTACTACAAAGAAACTTCCGGGTGGAATTGCACCAGATGATCCTGTACCATCCATGTCTGGTAAAAGAACATTTTGATTTCTTATGCTGTGAATATCTGAAAATACAACGATATCACCTACATCAAATTTACTTGCCCTGTCAACCGTAATTGAATTACTTCCGGTATCAACATCAACAATTCCGTTAAATACACCTCTTACAGGAGCTGCTCCCAAAGATCCGCTTTCATCCACGGCAACCATAACTTCTCCGAAGTTTGAAAGAGTTCCAGTCAAGTTAACCATCTTCATCGGAGTGAGCGTGTCAGTTCCGGTTGCAGCCGTAATATCCAAGCTCTTTCCGTTTATTTCATTAAATGACAGTACGTTTCCTGACACAGAAGCAACTATGTAATCAACAAATTCAGAAACGCCCGTTAATGAGTTGTTTACTGTATCAATGTAAAACTGTACAATATCCCCCGGCTGATAATCCTCTGGGTTGGTAACCAAGATGGTGGCTACTTTATCGGGAATGGGCAACGCATTTGTTACCGTTAATGTTACATCGGTTGCTATAAAATTAGAGAATATGATAGGAACCGGAGTTTTACCTGCACTTACATAATTTTCTGCGAATTCAAGATCCACATCAGAACCATCAGGCAAACTGAAATTAACAAATTTTCCTTCGGTTGTTTCTGTAGCTGGTAAATTATATACTCCCCCATCGTCAATTTTCTCGAACATGAGGTAATCAAAGTTCTTACTTGATTTTCCAGAAGCTACTGTTCTTACTGTTAATGAATCCACACCGCTTTCTACGCTGTCTTCATTAATAAATACTGCTCCCTCGGTTTCTGCTGAAACTGTAGTATTGTCATATTTAAATTCTGTAACAGAAACAATTTCTGAAATTGTTGCTGGTCCGTTGAACGCAGTGGTTCCGGCGATAATAACTTCGTCACCGATTTGAAATCCATTGACGTTAAAAGTAGTGACAAGTACCTGAACACCGTCACCCGTGATACTTTCAATGTCAAATCTGTTTCCAGCCCTGTTGGAAGAAGTCGGGTCAGTGTTCATTATGGCAAAAATAGGTAGCCTATCTGTAACCAAGTCACTGTCCAAATCCTCGCCCACACTGTCAAGAGAAAAACTGATATTTGTGTTATTCGCAATAACTTCTTGTACCGTGAAAATTTCTCTTTCGCCTACGTTTACAAATCCGTCCTGAATGTATCTGGTGGATGCAAAGTGACTGATGTCAAAGCTGGTGTCTGTAGGAGTAGAAAAGTCATATTCAACTAAGAAAGTATCTGTCTTCAAAGCTTGTTCAAATTCATAGTTTTCGGCAGTATCGTCTTCTTCAACTGCTTCGCCATATACACGTACAAATTCGCCGAATCCGCCATTGTTTAGTACTTCTCTGGCAGCATACAGCCCTTGGTTAAATTTGGGGTTATTAAATCCGTTTCCAAGTAATACGTCTATGTCCGATGTGCTTGATAAATTGATTATTTTGTTAAATTCACCTTTAGAAGAAAAACCAACAATACCGCCAGTAATATTAGGGTCTGTTACAATGGTAACTCCACTAACATCCCTTAACCTTATCCTAGTTCCGGCTGCTCCTTGTCCAAATGTGGCCATCTTTTTACTCCTTAAAAATCGTTTAATGTATTTTATTATTAGTTTATAATTTTTAAGTTTTTCATATTTTTTTGAACAAATACATTTTATTTAATAAATGTTTAATTAAAAAAAGATTTCTATAAACTATAGAGAGACAAACCAATACACGTATGATAGATAAAAGAAAATTTCACTACTTCCTGAATCAGTCAAAAGACCAGTATCCAGAATACTTCAACTTGATAGAATCCATTCAAGAGGAATTTGAAAGCAATGTGGACTCCATATCAAAAGAAGAGAAGAAAGCACTGAAACAGTACCCCATCCAGTATGTTAAGAAAATAGAACTGGAAAAGGGTGAATGGAACAGCCAGTTACATGTATGGGCCGAGCAATGTGTCCCCGAAATTATTGAATTGGACCCCATATATTTGGCATTTAAAAACTCCGCCGGGGATAGCGTACTTATGTCATTTATAATGGGATGTACGGGGGCATATACCGAAAAGTTGGATTATCACCTAATTAACAAACTTCTGAATACAGATTTGTCCTACGAAGATATTGAGAAATCCGGGGATGAAGAAGAAATCGTTATAAAAAATGCCTTTGATGAAACAGACCTGAGTGGGAAAACTCCCATAGATTATCTGATAAATTTTGCCTACGGTATAGGAGATTTTAAGGGGGAACCCCAAGACGAAAAATTAAAACACCTTCTGAAAAAGTTCGCTGAAAATGAAGCCAAGCAAAAAGAAGAAATGGAAAAGCTGGCAGAAGAAGCGGAAAGTGAAGATATTAAAGAAGATCCAGAAGAATCAGAAGAATCAAAGGAACCTGAATTCGAAGAACCTAGTGATAATGCTGAGGGATTTGATATTGAGGAAGAATTTGATGTTGAAGATAAATTAGAAGAACCCCGCTAATATTCCTCGTCTTTAATTATATCATCTACACCTTTTTTAAAATCATCGGATATTTGGCCTAATTCCTCTTCCACTTTCTTTTTATATCCATTTAATAAAAAATCCACGTCCAGCCCTCTATCAAGCAATTCTATGGCCTTTTCTTCGGTAACATCAAGAATTTTCATGGCGATCTGTACTTTATCCATTTTTTGTTCTCTTTTTCCTTATTTTTACTGAACTGGGGTCATAGATTCTCTGATATAGATCGTTTATCTTTTTTGTGTCCACCAATTTATACTTAATATAGTTCTTTGCCTGATTATCTGAGCAGTTAAATAATTTTGTAATCATTTCCTGTAATTCTTTATCTGCTTCATTTTTCGCCGTTTTTCTGGATTTTTGCCACGGTCCCGATAAATTCTTGCCATCCAATGATGTAAATGCCATGCATTGGGTTTTCTTGGACAATTTATAAAATGCTTCCGTATTGGTTTTCTCCAATATACCATTAACACCATTAGCCATTGATATAGCCATGTTAACCATAAACAGGTTAAATCCAGATTTTTCTTCCTCAGTGGGAGGAACGCAAATTTTCCTGTTCCTTACAAAACCAAATGGATCAAATTTAGCCATGAATTATCTTTATAATTTTAGCAAACATTCCATTGATGTTTATTTCTGGGTCTACCTGATCGTAAGCAGCCCTATATTGATGGTCTGCAATGACAACGGCCAATGTTAATCTGTGTTTCTGTTCACATTTACTGGAAGCATGCTTCTCAAAGGGTACATATATACCATTAATATCATTGATATGTTCGGTATAATACTTCCTTAAATCCGTAATATCGCCTTTGTTAATCAATTCCCATATTTTCGTAATATGATCGGTGCCAATGCTGGATATATCTCCCTTTATAGAACCCTTATTTATGTTGAAATTAAGCTGCATTTCAGAAATAATGGCCCTCATATCGGGAAAGTGCATTCCGGCAATTTGTTTCAATGTATTTAAATCCAGTTCTCCGCCAGATATACTTGTTTCGGTTTCGGCTATGTATTTCAACCGTTCCCACATTGGTTTTTTAATGGAATTATCATTATGGTTAAAGTCAATTGCCTTGCATCTGGAGCGTATAGCACTGGGTATTTTGTACAAGTTGTTACATGTTATGATGAACCTTAAAGTCGATCTGGTGGCTTCTATGGTTGGCTGTAGGGCAGAATAAAAGGTATCTATGTTCTGCGCCCTCACAGCATCTCCTTCATCAAAAATGACAAATCTGGGCTTCTCATCACCCAGCTTTCTCATCCCATAATTGGGGATAGCCGTTTCCACTACATCCATCCTTCCCTCGGCTGCTGTCCGTACAAACATATATTCGCAACCATATTCCTCGGGAATTACCTTGGCAACCGTAGTTTTTCCTGTTCCGGGGCTGGAAGAATAAAAAATCATATTTTGGAAACTGTCTTCCTCCAGAGAAAACTTGACGAGATTTTTAATTGAATCGGGGAGAATTACTTCATCAAGGGTTCTGGGGCGATATTTCTCTTCCCACGTAAAATTTCTCAATTCTTCGATTTCGGCTTCTGCCTTTTGACGAATTTCGTCTTCTTCCACAATTACATTGGTATCGGATAATAGATCCATAACGGTCTCCTTATCCGGTTAATATAAAATATTTTTAAAATGAATTACTTGCTTTTCTTGATTTTCTTGGCCTTTGTAGATTTTTTCTTTGTGGGTTTTTTTGCTGTTTCTTTTGCCAGTTCTTTCATAAATTTTTCCATCTCTGCGTGGCCCTTTTTAATATTTTTGATAATTTCCTCAGTATCAAGAGGTTTGGAAGATTCGGGAAGATCGGACTTGGGAAAAGGTACTCCCGTACTTAACTTTCCAGCGGGGTGGATTCCTCTAAGATGATCAGACTTTAATAAACGAGATTGATCTTTAAGTTGTGTACTAATTTTATTTATTAACTCCTCTCCTTCTGTAAATCCCTTTTTAAGTTCCTTGTCACGATGGGCCTTTTCTTTTTTATGGGCGGGATCTGACCAGTATTTATCATTTGCTTCCTGTAATTCTTTATAATATTCACCTTTATTGGGATGTATGATTTTTTCATCATGGGCATGTTTTTCAGCCTGTATATGTGTCAGGATAGGAACATATACGGCAGGTTGTTCATAACCATCTCTAAAATCAAATAATCCCTGTTCATTAACATATTTAGATTTTTTTGGGGTGGTAATCTTGGATATAATCTTGGGTATATGAGAATTGTTTTTAGGTTTGGGATTAACCTTTTCTTTCGGATTTTCATTCGCCTTTGATTTAATCTCTGGTTTGGGGGCTACCGTATTTTCATATTCGGCTTTGTACTTATATTCAAATTCATATTTATATTTATATTCTGGCATGTTGCTCCTGAAGTTATAAACTATAAAATATGTTTAACCCGCATCAAAAATATAATAATTTTATAGAAAATCTACGAACCGAAGACAATTCAAAATTAGTTGATATAATAAAAGAGGGTTTCCAGTATATATCTGAGTCCTTAAGTACAGATGATGCCAATAAACGTCCATTAGGTCAATCTATACCCGTTACGGGTGTACCTGCAAACAATACAAACATCCACCCAGTTACGGATGGCGAATACTTCAAACAAACCGTATCTGACAATATCTTACGTGTTGTAAAAAATGCGCAAGCTGGGAGAAGAGTACGTGAACATCCCAAGTCAGGTAAATGGGTGGTCAGTCACGACCCATTAAACTTCGGGACTCCCGGTAATCAAAACACTGTCGGAGGTAATGATGATGGGTGGGCAGGAACCAGTGGAGGATATAGTTTAGGTGGGCCTACTCAGGGGAGTGGCCTAGCTTATTAATTACATCCTTTTTTTGTTTTTCTTTCAAATTATCCATATCTAAAGCAACCTCATAATTTCCCATTTCTCCCAGTATAGCATCAGAAATTTCTTGTTGTGAAATCTCATTATTGAAATCTACTTCGTCATCAATTACCATATTAAATACATCCAGTTCTTTTCTGCGTTGGGTAGCACGTTTAAGTGCTTCTTCGGTTATTTCCGTCCCAAAATATTCATTTAATTTTGATGTATCTTTCTTTTTGGTTTTTTTCTTTTTAGAAGATTTCTTTTTGCTTTTTTTCTTTTTGGGCATGCGGTTCCTTTATAATGTATATTGATAACATATGTTAATAAACGATATATCTAATTATGTTTATGTAGTTACCGAGGACTACTTAATAAAAACTCCCCGAAAGGAAGAAATTAAACAAAAACCAAGAAAAGTAGAACCTATCAAAAAAATAGATCCCAACAAATATCTGGGGAATAAATTGGATTTATACGCTTAAAAAAGTTCCATCATCAGATCTGTCTGATCATTCTCGAAATTTTTTCCCCACCCAATCGCTATAAATAATCTGTCCATTATATTGGCGAAAGTTTTCTCCCATTGTTCGTTCCAGTTGGGATTGAATACATTGAATAATTCCTTGGGGCAATTATCCCCAATAAATGCAATAGAATTCAATCCGAATTTATTGGGTGTTACCTTGATAAATTTTACCTTGGTATTTGCGTAAATAGGTTCCAGCATTTTATCTTTTAATAATTCGTCATTTTCAATTAAGTGGTTCCAGACAGAGGCTGCTCTGGGTCTCCAGTCAAGTTTCTTTCTATCTGCATCGGGCCAGTTTTCGTAATCGGTGTACTTTGGTGGTTCGGTTTTCATCCCCGAAGGAATGGAAATATCATAATATTTTTCCTCTTCAATCATATCATAAAATTCTTTTTTTATGTTTACGTACCTCTCACGGATAAAATTTTTGTCCATGTTCTTGAGAAGCTCTTTAATCAAAGACAACAAATACTTTCTGGCAAATGGCGTAGTGGAGCTTCTTACAATTTCAAGTCCAGTAATTTTAAACTTTTTGTTATCATCAAATATTTTTATATCTTCATCACTTTCCACGTTACATATATATTTTTTCTTCGCTGTTACTATGGATTGATTCACACATTTTTCTCTTTTTAAATATATTGTATTTTGTTTTAAACTCCAGTTATCAGCAAATTCCTGCATAATCTTGGCAAATACATCTTCCATTAAAGCAGCATCTAAAATTCTGCAATAATCCGTAAGGCAATATCTATTGTATATTATTCTAATATTTCCCTGAGTAAAAATTCCATCCCTGAAAGTTTTTTTCTTATCTTCATCTGAGATATCTTTCCAGTTAGGACAATACTCAGTACATGCATAATTAAATTGTAATTTGGATTTCCTTTCAGCATCGGGGGAACTTAAATCATACTCGTTTTTAAAAACCACCCTATTACTATCAAATACATATACAGAAACTTTCTTGCCTACATTCTCGCCGAATGATTTGTATATATCATCATACTTGACAAAAAAGGAATCCGTATCACCGTGAGATAGCCTGTTATAACCTACATGTTCATCAGCATTTACAAAGGTTCCTTTCAACTTATCATCCAACACAGGATATTCACCAAAGGCTTTAAAATATCTCTCATCCTTTTCAAGAACGTTTTCAAAATAGTAACATAACTTTTCGATGGTATAGGTAATTAACTTCACGCCATAAGCTGTTATTGTTGCACTATTATCAATGTCATAGAACTGAAAATAAGGGTTTCCCAGAAGCCCATACAATCCATTTCCGAAGATTTTGTAAGCCTGTTGTCTTGTATCATATACATTAGCTTCATCAAAATTTCCGGCCCGTTTAGCTGATTTCATTTTATCCTTAAGAGCAGTTCTTCCGTCAAAGATTCTTTCTGTCACCTTCGGAATAATCCCTTTAATATCTTTGCGGTAAAAGACTTCATATTTACCATTGGCTCCCCAAGGACTCCTTACCAATGCATCTTCCGTTACATCCATTTCATTATTTTGGGAATCATAAAATTTTCCATTCAATTTTATAACTTTGGTTTCGGGGGAAACATTTGCATCTTTTATAAAAGTAGGATACATTGCACGAAAATCACCGGAGACCAGATTTGTATAATATCCCATTGCTGCATATACATACGCACCCGGAAAAGATTCCCTGACATTTTCCCTAAGAGGGGGCATTACGATATTATTCTGATGTAAATAATTCATGATGAAACCGACCAGCATTTTCTTGGTTTCAAATATGGAATCAAATGTTACTCTGGCTTCTGCACAAGCACTGATAGTAGTTTCAAAAAGTTTCCTTTTCTCTTCTATTTTTGTCATTAACTCAACATCTTTAAAGTTATACCATACCCAGTCATCCCAGTAATTTTGCCAAGATTTATAACCATCTGGTAGTGGTGCTTTTCGTTCTCCCACTTCCAATTCCCCAATGGTATCCAGTTTGAAATCATCACGTTCTTTCAAGGTAAACTTTTTATACAATCCAAGGTAATCAATGATCTCCGTACCACCTATCTTGAGTTGTTCATCTCTTTTGCTGATGTAAGCACTTTTATATTTATAGGGGAGCCTGCTCAATAATTTAAGGTCTATAATTAATTTACTGGAACGATTAACTAGGTAAGTAATATCAAAGGCAGCGTGGTATGCCGTAAGTATATCTACATTGTTATCTGCTATCTTAGTATAGAGTGATGTTATTAAATCTGTTTCTGTCGGGCAATTAATGTAATCAGCATTATTCTCTTCCAGTTTTTTAAGGGTTTCCGGCTTTAAATCCCGGTTACGTGCGAAAACATAATACTTTTTTAATTTTGAGAAATAAATGGTTACACAATTTACAGGATATTCAGCGAGGTTTTGTTCTGGAAATCTGTCCGGGGATTCAACCTCAATATCCAGATAGCATATATTGAAATCTTCTATATTGAATCTCAGGTCATCTTCACCCTTATAAAAATTATCCAGCCATCTGGTTCTGAAATCAACATCACATTCCGATAACAAATTATACCTTCCCATGTTATCATTTCTGAAATTGGCTTCATCCCTGCCACTTACTATGCATTCGTACATTTCATTGCCGTAAATATCTACCATATTGCATGGCATGGCACCGTATTGGCCTTTAACTGGGGTATAGAAACGATGTTTTACCTTTTTGGCACCCCTTGAGCCATCGGTAAGCCAGTAAAACATATATTCATTAAATCTGTCATAATAGACAGAAGTGTACATTGGGATTTTGCTAGTCATATAGGAAATATAAAATATTATTATAAAAAAGGGGTCATTAAAACCCCCTCATTTCAAAAAATATTAAACAGTAAAAGGAACTGTTATTACAGTTCCTTTTTCGTGAATTACAATCAATTAATGCTATGTATTATTTGTAGATAATATCGAAGGCTTTCAAAACTGCTTCGACAATCGGAGCATTTTCTTCATCCTTGATACTTTCAACAAACCCTTTAAACTTATCTGCGTTTTCAAGTTTACTGGCAGGTACAACTGCTTCGGGTTTGGTAGCATCTACTGAATTCTGAGGTTCTTTCAGATTATCTTTCTGAACCTTAGAAACAAAGTTTCTCTTGTCCTTCATGTTGGAATCAGCTTCGCTGTCAACTTCTTTTTTATTGTTTGTAGAAGATACATCATGTTCTGTATTTGTGTTTACAGAGTCAGAGTTCTTATTAGAAACTTTCTTCTCAAACTTTTCTTTTGTATCAACATCAGGAGCTGGCTCTGCTCTGTGCGCTTCGGTAACAGGCTGGGTTTCTTCAGCTTCTACCTTGGCAGCGGGAGCTTTTTCCTTGGCTTCTACTTTGGGTTTAGGAGTTTCCTTAGCTTCCACTTTAGCTTTAGGAGCTTCCTTGGATTCTACCTTAGCTTCAGTTTTAGGAGCTTCCTTAGATTCCATCTGTGCTTTTGTTTTTGTATTCATTTCTGAATCTCCTTCATTAATTGATTTAGTAATTGTTTCCTGTTTATTATCAACATTATCTTCGGTAGTGTCAGCGGATTCAGTAACCCCCAACGCATCATTCACTTCAGATTCCAACTTCGAAAGATCTACGTCATCTTTCATTTTTTTACCATTTTCCAGTATTTTTTCGACAGTTTCCCTGCCTTCCATTAATACTTCTTCATTAACAGTTTGCTTCAAAACATTATATGCTTGATCATCTACAACGCCTTCGGAAATTTTATCGGCTATTTTAGCCCCTTCCATCAGCTTTTCCATATTTAATAAGTCCATTTTTAGTCCTCTGTTAATGTTTTTATTTATTTGTAATTAGTTTATATAAATGTGAAAAATTATAAACTTTTTGTAAGGAAATTAATTCAAAATGGTAAACCACTCAGAATACATCAGAAAACTATCCGATGAAACCGGAAAATCCTACAGGGAACTAGAAACATATTGGAGAATTGCAGAAGATACATATAGAAAACTTCAAATGGTAAATCCTTCTCAATACGAACATCTAAGAGAAGCAGGTGCCGAATCTCAGGAAATTCAAAATATTTTTGAAAAATCTATACTTAAACTACCTGATATAAGAGAAGAAACTGCTCCAACAGAAGAAGCCGAAGTCGCCGAAGATGAGTTTGGTGCCGAAATCGAAGAAGATATGTTAGCAGACGAAGGTTTGGGTGAAGAAACCCTACCCGAAGAAGATTTCAGCGAATTTGATATTGAACCCGAACCCGAAACTACTGCTGAAAAATTAGAAAAAGCTGAAAGTGAAAGTGCAAGTACTTCCGAAGAATTTTCTGAGGAAAGTGAGGATGATTCAGACCTTGGCGATCTATTTGTTGAAGAAGAAAAAGATGTTGAAAGGGGTCCAATAGGAGAAAGATAACTATCCTAAAATAGCATCTCTGGATGCTTCCTTATCAATTTCTGTAACAACCCTACATTTTTCAGCATCAAATACATGAATTGCTCCATTCCCTATCTCTACACCAATTATTTTTAACTGGTTATCAATTTCTTTAAACGAATCAAATTTAAACTCTATAGGTGTTATAGAACGGCCTCCCTGTTTTTTTCCCACTGGAATTCCATCGCCATAAAATCCGTGAAAAGCGTATTGCATTTTAGTTCCTTCAACCATCTATTATTCTCCTTCTATATTCTTCAAACACATCCTTAATATAAATAATTTGTTTATGTACCAGTGCATTTTCATAATTAATATATACATTCCCCTCATCATCATATTTCATCCTGACAGCATCTACGTTGGTTTTACTGAAAATCGATTCAAGTATGTCAGAATCAATGACCACCTTTTCATCGGAAAGCATGACCATATCTACTCTAGTTAATGCTGAGTATCTCCCCTCATATCCTATAGATACTTCTCCAACCATGCCAGAAATTTTTTCTATGGTTGCGTGAGATATTTTAGCTGGTTTATTTATTCTATTTAATAACTGAATGCTTGCCAGCATATTATCCGGTTCGGCTACCAGTAAATCTTTTGCTTTGCTATCATCCATTGAAACTATATCACATTCATTTTCTCTGACATATACAAATTTATATTCATCCGTTTCTACCACAATATGATTATCATAAATGTCAAATTTAATATTAAATACATCAGACATGTGACCAGAACCAGCCACCAAGTTAAATACATAAAAGGGAAGAAAAAATTTAAAATCTTTTAAAAATATCTGATCTTTATATTCTTTTACCAGTAAATTTGTCTTAAGTCCATTATAATCAGATTGAAAAAATAACTTCCTATCACTTACTATTACATTTACACCATCTGTTTTGTGTTCAACATTTAATTCATTAATTATTGTAAATATAGCAATACGACTTAATTCTATAGAATTATGAAATGCTTCCAAATCTATGGGCGGGAGTTCTCTTTTTGGAAATCCTACTTCATTCACTTTCATGGAAATTTCCAATTCATCATATTCATGATTTTCTGTATCGTTATAATGACAGCCTATAACTAATTCAGAATTTTCTTCGTCCAGTCTAAATGAAATCATATCATCTTTACAATTATCAAGTATGTTATAGAAATCATATAAATTTACAGCAACATTTTTTGGAAGCATTTCTCCTTCCAGTTTGTCATAGGGGTGTAGTTCAGTCCAGATAAATAAATCAGTACTCAGCCTGATTATTTTTTGCATTTCCGGTTCTTTGGTTTCTTTATTTAATCTTTCTTCTGAGAAACATTCAATATAAATATTTTTACTTTCAGCATCGGCTTGGTCTTTAATCCCCTGTGCTAAAAAATTTACTTTCTGTGGCATGTTACTGTAAACACTAACATCCATTACTACAGGGTTATCTTGTTCCACTAATTCTTCTGCCATTTTGCCTTTTCCTTTTCTTTTTCCTCTTTACTTTCTTTCCAACATTTATTACATAAAGTACGAAGCCATCCACCCTTTCTTAATTTTCCGGGTTTACCACAATCCTCGCATGTTATTGCGCTCTTGTTTTCATATTCATTTATAAGATCAGACATTTCATCTGTTTCACTATCCATATAAAACCTAAGTGAATTTCCACACCACACCGGAATTCCATGTCGTCTAACATAGATGACTTTATTAGGAACCGTTACACAATATACAAAATCATTATAATTTATATATTCTTCTACTGAATTCTTCCCAAGTCCTTTATTTTGAGTATTATGATCATTACTTTTTAATAACCAATTAATTTCATATGATTTATAATTAGGTTTAATAGTTAAATGTGTACTTAAATCAGTATTTGGATTAACATTATATTTGGTAAATTTAAATCTGGGTCTATAAATGGTTGATGTGTATCCTATCTTTAATATAAGTTCTTGTACATCATCTGATAATTTTTTAGAAACTGTTGTTAATATATAACTAGTTTTTGCATGATGTGCATCACCTATATATAGGTAATCTAATAATAATTTTATTTGTCTAGAACTTAATCCTTTAACAAAATTAGGAATTTTTTTATTTGATGCTCTATGGCCACAATGTTTATTTAACCAAATTGCTAATTGCTTATCATATATTCTAAAAACTAAAGCTGATTTATCTTCCATTGTCGGCGTAATTTTATATCCTAGATTATCTATTAAATTTTCTACGAGTTTTCTTTCATTTCCTCCATCAGTATTACTGCATGTTATTGAAACTTCCCCCGTCTTAATGCCAGAACATCCCTCCGCTATATAAAACCCTAAAAATTTTAACCAATTATCCATATTAAAATGTTTTTCTTTTCTAACATATGTTCGTATCCTGTCTTTACCGTCATTACAAATTCGTCCATAATTATTCTTATAAGTAAATGGAGTCAAAGTAAAAATTTCTTCATCTTTCCCCTTCCATATAGCAGATTTTAAAAATCTTTTATTCTTGCCGAAATACTTATTTGGCGTTGTTAATTCAAAATCATATGTTGTTTTTTTAGGCGGTTTATAGTTTCCGTTATAATATGTTCCCTTAGAAACAAATAAATTATGGTTAGGAGTAACTAATAAATTAATCCCTCTTGTTTTTAATTTATACATATTACCGTTATATTTATATGAAATAATATCAGAAGGTTGTTGATATTCCAATCCCATATTATTTCTATTTAATGTCGCTATTTGATCTACGTATGTAATATCTTTAAAATATTTCCATCCATTTTTAGTTAAAACTTCAGTTTTTGTATCATAACATCCAAATTTTTCTTTTACTTGACTTGCGGAAGAATGCATTGGTTCATATCCTGTACATTTACATTTTATCGATTCATGAATCACGGGAGAAATAAAATCTAAAATTTTATTAATTTTTCTTTTTATTGATGCTTTTAAGGTTACAAAGAAATATTTAAATTTTGATTCTGGTACTTTGAAGCCGTAATTTTTCATATTATAAGGAATTTTAAATACAGTATTACACTTACCATC